CACGGGATACAGTAATCGCCGTCTCTGCCCTTGCGCGGGTCGTGTACCTCTCGAATGTTGTCGCATTTCCGGCAATCGAACTCATACCGCCATTTCGGGAGGTTTGACTTTCTGTGTCTAACCATTCTCCGCCTCCTTGTGGCTTGCTCCCCTGCATTGAGCCGGGGAGCTTTTTAATTCCGAATTTTACAGGTCAAAGCCGGGCGCGACACCAAACGAATAACTCGCGACGTAGTAGTAGACCGTGCCGCCGCCGTACACATACACGAAGCTCGAGGAGTTGCTCGTACTCGGGGAACGGAGCCACCAATACCACGTTTCCCCGGCTACCTCTTTCACGCGGTCGCGCTCACGCTTGAAAATCTCAAGTTGAAAGCTGTCCGGCTCCTCGTTCCACCAATCGCCCGCGCCGAAAATGTCGGTCGCCGACGGTATCCATAGCGTATCGGCGTACTCGTGGAGCTCGCCGTCGATTGTCTCGGACATAAAGCGCGGGACGAACGCCTCCGCGAGCTCGTCCGGGAAAAGCGGGAGAATATCCTCGAGGACGTGCCGCCGTCCCTCGCTCTTGAGATAGCCGCCCTTGTTGGTCGGCGTGTCGTTCATGCGCCACTTTTCCGCGAGGCAATCCTCGAGGACGAAGCGGGCGCGCTTTTCGTTGACGTATCCGGCGCAAACGGCATTGACGCGCTCGCCGTTCTTGAGCTCGATAGCGAACTTGTCACGCGGGCAAATGACCTCGAGGCCGTTCCCGCTCGAAATGGCCTTTTTGAGCTCCGGGATAGAGATTTCCGTTGTCCTTGTGGTAATGAGTTGCATCGTCTTTTCCTCCATTCAAAAGATTTTACAAAAATAGTGATTGCCGATAACCATATCGACGCTCTCGTTATAAGGCTCGGTCGAGAAATAGACCGTATCCTCTGAAAGAATGTGCTCCCGCTCCTCTATGGCGGTATGCACCGCGAGATATTGCTCTTTGTCCGGCTCCGCCGAGTAGAGGTATGGAGCCGGGGAGAACTGCCATACGTCGCCGTATTTCTGAAAGACGACCTCCTCGACGGTATCCGGGAAATAGTCGGAGAGCATACGGTTTAGAACGACCTCGATAACGGCGACTTGCCCCTCGAAGCACTCGCCCCGCGCCTCGTGGTAGACGAGGCAAGCAAGGATATAAACGTCCTCGTCCGAAATATGGAGCGGCGCGTATCTGTTCTATGTCTCCGGCTCCTCCGTCAGCTCCTCGGGCTCGTCCGGCGTTTCCTCCGCCGGTCGTGCATCCGGCAAGGCCGGAGTCGGCATTATGTAGGTCAGCGATTGCCGTTCCGCCGCGAGCGGGATTTCCGGCTCGAGCGTTTCCCGTTCCTTGCCCGCCCGGAGCGCGATAATGAGCCCCAGCGCGACGACGAGGACGGAGAGAATACCGGCTTGCATCCGGCGGCGGCGCTGTCTGCGACGTTTCCGCCGCTCCTGCCGCGTCATTGTTTCCCAGCCTCCGCCGTGTCCTCGGCAAGTACGATATACTCGCACTCCCGGGCGATTGCCGTCCACCGTGCGCCCCACTTCCGGGCGGCGGCGATAACTGCGTCGTAGCGTGTGCGCCCGTTTACGGTCGTCTCGCCGTATTTCTTATGACGCACGAGGTATAATTTCATGGGTTTTTGCTCGCTCATTGAAAAACCTCCCCGTTTACGAGCTTGAAGCTCTCCCGGAGCGTGGCCGTTTCCCGGATACCTACCTCAAACTCGAGGATGCAATAGCGCCCCTCCGGGTGGATATATACGACCGTCCCGGGGATTGCTTTCGGTTTGCCGTCGTTGCCCGGAATATCGAACGTAACGGGCTTGACCGCGATACGGTCGCCGAGCTTCATCATTCGACTACCTCCGCCGCGTCCGCCGTCTCTGTGGGCTTGTCCGCCGCCGGAGCCGCCTTACCGCTCGCCGAGCGGAGAATAGCGTCCCGGAGCATATTCACAAGGGGAGAGGCGGTCGCGGATGCCGCCGGAGCCTCCGCTTTCGGCCTGTCCGGGTCTGCCCGCTCCACGAAGTTACACAAGATAGCCGCCGAGACGACCTCTCCGACGAAGCCGCCGACCTCGCTATCTTTGAGAGTCTGCGTCCTCGTGCGGACGGCAAAAACGCCCGTCTCGAAGTCGAATACGACATACGCCCGCTTTCCCTCCGGCGGCTCGATTTTGACCGCCGCCGCGTCTGCGATAACCTCCTCCGGGCTTGGCACGGTATAACCGGCCTTTTTGAGTGTGTCGAGCTGTTCCGGCGCAAGGGCGAACGCCTCTCCGCCGAGCTTCTTAGAATAGCGCTTTTTCATTTCGTCTCCTCCTTTTGGTATCTCGTGGCAAAATCCCCGGGCTCGTATAATTCGCAACGTTCCATTTCCGGGTATCTCACTTTCTCCGACTGCGTTTTGCTACGGACGACCATGCAACAATAGCCCTCTCCGTTTACCTTGTATCGGTCAAGCCACTTGCACCCGTGACAATTCACGCTTACCCCTCCTCGCTGATAACGGCGATTTTTGCGAGAGCGGACGTTTGCGCCCACTCCTCGGCGAGAATACGGGAACTCCGCTCGAACTCCTGCGAGAGAGCGGCGAAAGCGTCCTCGTTCCTGTCCTTGACCGCGCTCCACATTTCTTTGTGGACTTTCTCAATGTCGGTGTGTATCTGCTTTGTGCGCTCGATGCACTCTTTCAGCTCCGCCCACGCCTCACGGTCAGAGGCGAAGCCGCGCCCGCGCTCCTCCATCGTGCCGGAGACGGCCTCGGCGACGGCGGCTTGTAGATTTCCCATTAACTTAACCCTCGAACTCACATTATCCATTTGAACGCCTCCTCGTTATTTCTTCCGGCGAACGTAATCCGCCGCCGATTTTTGGACACCATGCCGGGATATACGGTAAAAACCGCTCTACTCCGACGACGTATCCCTTGCACTTGCCGGGCGCAAAGCACCGATACGCGGGCTTTCCTTTCGCCCAATGCTCCGTTATGATGTGCTCGCACCCCTCGCAAGTGCGGGAATAGTCCGCGCCGCTCATTTCTCTACTCCCGCCGCCGGTGTTAGATTGTCGAGCGCCCCGCTCAAATAGAGCACCATAGCGCCGAGCGTGATATTATTCGTAACCGCGTCGAGCTCGTGAAAATCAACGTCTCGAGGCTTGTCCCGCCGCTGTCCGGCGGTTTTCTGTGTCAGCATTTGCCGGAGGAGCTCGCAGTTTTCTTTGAGCAAGGAAATATCCGCCGCGTGGAGCTTGAAGCCTCCCATTTGCACGAACTCCCACATAGCGCCGAGCGAGTCATATTTGACCGCCTTTTCGTTCATTCTGCCACCTCCTCCGCCGGGAGGCCGAGCCACCATAGCGGATTATCCCGCTCCGGGCGGCGGCAATCGTCTCATACGTCCTCTTTGCACGAGTCGCAACAAATACGGTGAAAAGCATCGTCCCACGGTGTTTCGATTGCCGGTATCGTGCGGAGGAAATCCGCGAGCGACTCCGGGCTCGCCGTTATTCTCTGAAAATTGTTCATATCACGCCTCCAAAGTCCGCAAGATTTCGCGGAGCTCCGCGTCGAGTTCTCTCCAAAAACGAGCGTTATCGGCGGCGTGAACGTATTTCGGAGAGCCGTCCTCGTTCTTTTCCTCTGCGAGCTTTTCCCATGCCGCCGCCTCGCCCTCGCGGGTCTTGGTCGTCATAAGGATATAAATGGATAGTTTGGAGCATTGCTCCGTTGTGAGTGTTTTTCCGTTCATGGTATGAGTAACCTCCATTCGTTGTAACTTCCCTCGAGCTGTGCTATGCTGTTTGGCAAGGAGGGATTTTGTATGAAACGCTTTGAAAAATGTCTGAAAGCTTTACTCGATAGCTATAACTCCGATTGTGTGCCGCCGTACTGTCCGAATTTCCCGGAAATAACCGAGGCGGAGTTCCGCTTTCTTGCCGCTAAAGGTCTTATAGTTTTGACCGCTGACGGCGACGATACCTTTTACGCCGTGCCGACGAATAGCGGCCTAACGTACTTTTACCAAAAGGCGGAGGACTCCCGGCGCTTTTGGCGCGAGCATCTTGTTAATTTCGTCGGCGGATTTGTGAGCGGCGTTCTTACAACAATCCTCGCAACCGTAATAATACGAGAATGGTTATGAGCACCCCGAGGATATAGCCCGCCGCGTAACTTCCTTTTCTCATGGTATGAGTAACCTCCTCTCTTACTGTGCCGCTTTCCGACGGCCTCGATTTCGATACGACCGATTGACTCGAGCCTCCGCTACTGCCGCGCTATACCCTTGCCGAAAGCGAGAGTCCGTTTCGCCGGTCTTGCCCCGCTCGAGCTCGCGGTAAATGGTCGCTTGGCACTTGCCGACGCGCTCGGCAATCTCGCCCGGCTTTGCTCCCTCGGCATACATAGCCTCGATAATCCGCCGCTCCTCGAGCTTCAAACACTCGTATTTCATTGTCTCGCCTCCGTTTCTGCGTAAAAAAATAAGTGCGTCAGAGCTGATTAGCTCTTTCGCACTTAATAATAAATCCCGCGCACGCGAATGTCAAGTATTTTGTGCGAAAAAGATAGAATAAATTTTTAGAGAGGCTATGCCGCCGCGCCGAAAGCTATCTCGAACGCTTGCGCGGACGACAAAAAGCCGAGGATTTCTCTCGGGTAATTGTTGAGCCACGACTCGACGCGGCGCACTTCCGCCGCCGTCACCTTGTCGAAGTCCGTCCCTTTCGGGAACTGCCGCCGTATCATGCGGTTAATATTCTCGTTCGTTCCGCGCTCACAAGAGCTATAAGCATGGCAATAGTAAACGGTCGTCCGCTTTTTGCCGTCCCGCCGGGCGCTCCGCTCGAGGCCGTCAGCGTCCGAGAACTCGGAGCCGTTGTCTACGGTTATCGTCTTGAAGATGGTATAGAACGCCTCGCCGTAAATCCGCTCGAGCCGGTCGAGAGCCTCGACGACGGTTTCGGCGCGTCCGTTCTTAATGCGGATGATGATTTCCCGCCGCGTGACGCGCTCGGAGAGCACGAGGAGGCGAGCTTTCGTCCGCTTCTTTCCGACGACGGTATCCATTTCCCAATGTCCCGGCTCCTCCCGGTCGTTCACATAGTCCGGCCTCTGCTCTATGCTCGTGCCGCTGGATGCCCGAGACTGCTTTTTCTTTACGGTCTTGTGCTTCTTTTTGCGGTCGCCCTTTTCCGGGAGGTCTGCATTTGTGAGCGTCAGAAAAACGCCGTCCTCGATATACTTGTAAATCGTCACCCGGCAAAACGTAATCCCGAGATATTTATATTTTTCCTGTTTGAGTAGAGCGCACACCGCCGCCGGGGAATAGTTCTCATTCCCGATTTTATCCTCGATGAACTGCGCGGCGGCGTGGTTTTTCCCGATTTTGAGCGGAGCGCCTTTCGCGGAGAGCCCCTCTTGATAATGAGCCTCGGCTATATCCGGGCTATACCGTATTTCAGTCGTATAGTCCGAGTTCAAATGTTCATACGTCCCGCGCTTGAGCTCGCGGTATATCGTGCTGATATGTACGCCGAGCTCGTCGGCGATTTCCTGCTTTGTGCATCCGTGTTTTAGCAATGCCTCGAGCTTAATCCGGCGCGTCATGTTCATTTGGCTATACTGCTTTCCCATTGTGAAGCCCTCCGTATATGGATAAAGAGGGACGGTTTCCCGCCCCTCTTGGTTACTCTCGTTTCCCGCCGTTTTCGCAATACTCGGCGATAAAACGCTTAATCTCTGTTGTCGGAGTCGTGTTGTTTTCCGCGCACACTCGGCGGAACGTTTCTAAAACGTCCGGCTTTAAGTCCAGCGGAAAGCGAACGTAGTTTTTCCGTAGGCTCTTTATCTGTTGCGCGTATTTACTTTTTTCTGCCATGCTTCACCGCCTCCCAAATGTCAAGCACCAATACAATAGCCGTTAGAGCCGCCGCCACATAAAAGAGCCAGTTAAAAGCCTTTTGCGTTGCGGCGTAAATGCAGTTCGCCGCGAATAGCAGATAGAGCGGTACGTTTATTTTTTTCTTGCACATAATTTTTCAGATGGTATAATAGATTTAGGGAGTCGGTGGAGGTTTCCCTCCCCGTCCTCTTTAGCCCTTGAGTATTGTATAGATAACTAAGACTATGTTCGCTATGCCTGCAAGTATTTTGGCTATCGTCTTTGCTATTTCTAACTTACTCTCGGGCTTTTTCTTTTTGGGCTTGCCCATCTGTTTACCTCCTTTCTGATTATTATTATAAACTATACGTCCGTATTTGTCAATAGCTTTTTTCAAAAAGTGCAAAAAAATTCCCCGGTGGGCAAGCCGGGGATTTACTCTATTCCGAGGAGCCAGAGGACGGACACGCCGAGGACGCGGGCAAAGACGGGTATCTCGTAGTCCGGGATAAACCGCGTTCCGATTTCTATACGGCTTATCGAGTCCCGCTCCATAATAACGCCCTCGACCTGTACCCGGGCGGCGAGGTCTGCTTGTGTGAGCCGGAGCTTGAGCCGCGCCTCGCGGATACGCTCGCCGCTTATGTTCTTCTTTCCTTCGTAACTGTATATTTTCACTTCCTCGCCTCCCTTGCTTATCTTTCGCACATTTTTCTTGACTTTAACACGCGAATAAATGATAATTGTGTTAAAGGTCAGCACGACCGAAATAATATGAAACGGAGGGCTTACTATGGTTTGTCCTAAATGCGGCGGCAAAAATGTTTCTATCCAAATGGAGCAAGTATCCAGCAAGACCAAAAAGAGCGGAGTCGGTTTCGGCGGGCACATGAATAATCTCGCTCGAGGCGTGACCGCCGCTTGTACTCTCGGTATGTCTAATCTTGTGTGGAAGAAATCCACCGGGACGGAGAAATCGAAGATACAAAACCGTAAAATCTGCCTTTGTCAGAATTGCGGGAATAGTTGGGAAATTGAATAATAGAAAAAGCGGGCGAGGCCATAGAGCCCCGCCCGCTTTTGCACGATTATACGTCGGAAAGATTGCCGAGAGCGCCCGCCGCCTCGAGAGCGCGGTAGATGATGCAAGCGACGGCCTCGCGGGTAATCGGCTGTTGCCATCCGTAATTTCCCGCGCCGTCGCCGTTGAAAATGCCCTTGCGCTTGCAGTATTCCGCCGCCTCCGCCGCCCATGCCGACGGCGTATCGCCTGTATCGGCGCAAGAGGTCAGTTGCTTTCTTGCCTCGTTAATATCCATGTCGAAATCCTCCTCGCTTGTCGCTTTCGTGTTGTATGCCGGGATGCCGAAGCCCCGGAGATACTTTCCGTTTACCTTGAGCGTCCGTTCCTTGACGCTGTTCGAGTAATTGCCCTCAATGACCTTGAGAACGCCGCCGCTTACGCTCGACACAATTCCCACATGGTCGGCACTTCCCCGGTCGTCGCCGGAGCCGGAGTCCTCCCAATCGTAGAAAACTACGTCGCCCGGGCGCGGCGTGATACTCTCGTTCTCCTCCCAGCGGCTAACCGCATGAGAGCGATAGAGGGAAATCATAGCCTCGCATCCGCACTCGAGCGGCATAATGTCCGCAAGGCCGCATTTGATAGCGACGGCGGAAACGAACGTCGCGCACCATGCGTCCGTATATTTGACGGCATAGCCCCGGGCGAGCGGCTTGTGTGCATTATAGAGGTCGATAATTTCCCGGTGAGAGCCGTCCCGCTCGTTTTTCCCGAGCCATGACCGAGCGGTCGAGACGACGCGCTCGCGTAGCTGTTGCTCTGTCACGGTTTAGCCCTCCTTGCTGGTCTTGTCTACCGCGTCGCTGATTTTCTGCGTCTGCGTTCCGAAATAGAACGCGATAACGACCGTGTAGACCGTCATAAACTCTTGGCTCGTCTGCCCGGTAATGGCGAGGTACGCGAATA